TGGCCCTTTGTTGGCAAAAATTGACCCGCTCGCATTCACTCCCGGATCGCTTGCCAGCGTGTAGCTGAACGAGGTGGCGGTGACATTGGTGATATACCAATCGCCATTAAAATCATCCGGCGCGGCTCCTCGTATGTTGAGGAGATCATTGGTCGCGTAGCCATGCCCAGAGGCAATGGTGGCGGTGGCGGTCGTGCCGCTGCGGGTGATGGTGACGGATCGGTCCGCAGAAAGAGTCATCGACGCTCCCGTAGACCGGACAATCTGAAAATCTCCCGGCAACGAAATTTCATTAGCTACCCGCTTCGCGCCCTTGCGCGTTTGGGCAACGCCACGGTCGAGGCGCATGTTTTCGACATACTGGACCATCCCCGGCTGGAGTTGGAGGGGATTGAGACGCGAGGCCATGCCGAGAAACCCGGCGTCGCCTTCTGTGATGGTCTGGTCGTCTGGCATCTCTTTTTATTATAGGGACACCTTGTCAAGGGGGTCCGGCTTGCTCATGCGAAGATGTCCTTGCCTGCGGCGACTCGCTGGCGCATTTGGGCGAGGGTGAGGCCGGTGGGCACTTCGTAGTGGGGGGTGTCGCGGAAGGATTTGAAATCCCCTCCCCATGTCAGGCCGAGGCTGCGGGCGGCTTGGCCGATCTCGGTGTAGATGGGCGAGTCGGTGAGGTAGGATTTGCCCTTGAAGAGGCCGATGTCCCAGGCGGTGCCGAAGTTGTGATTGGAAAATCCGGCGCGGGCGTTGGTCACTTTCGGGCCTGCGGTGGTGCGGCCTTTGGCGTAGAGGGCAGATTGCTCGGCGTAGCTACGCAGACCGCTGATGATGCGGACTACCACGCCGTGCTTGGCTGCGAGGTCGAGCGCGAGCCGCATGAACTCTCGCGCTCTCGGCTGGGCGGCCGGGTGCAGCGTCGAGATATTCCGCTCAGTGCGCTCGTCGACGCTCATTTGCTCGAGGTCGTCTTAGGCAGCTCGGGGAGTTGGTAGCAGAAATTGCCGTAGTCCGTCTTGAGGCAGAGCTGCGGCGAGCCCATGCTGGCGCACCCACCGAGGAGCAGGAGCGCTCCTACAGAAAAGGCGGTGGCGAGGAGGCCGAGGACGATCTGGGCGGGGTGGATCATTTGGATTCCTTGCGGAAAACTTCGTAGAGGCCAACGAGGGAGATTAGGATCGTGCTGGCATGGCCAAACAAGGAGGGGTCGATGACAAGGCCGAATGCGCTGAGGAGGGCGGCAAGGCCAGCGTAGGTGGATTTTTCTTTGAGGCGGGAGAGGATGTTATTCATAGGGGATCATGGGGGTTATTGGGGGTGTTTTCTGTTGCGGAGGATGGCGTAGAGCGAGGCGAGGCCGACGAGGCAGCCGATGACGAGCGAGGCCACACGCAACCACGCCTCGAGCTCCGGCAGCATGGAGACCGTGAGCCCCGTCGCTGTAGCGAGCAGGCCGGTGAACGAGGCTGTGGCTTGGTGCGTGTCCATTAGCTGAGGGCGGCTGCGAGTTGGGCTCCGGTGGTCGAGACCGTCGAGACCTGCGCCAGGCGGTCGGTGACGAGGGCGTCGGTTTTCGCTTTGATGGCGGTGACATCCGAGGCAAGCGTGCCGGAGGCTGCGCGACTTCCCACATTTGTGTCGAGGCGAGCGAGTTCGGTGGCTAGCTCCGATCTCACCTGTGTGGCGATGGCGGCTGCGGTTGGGACGGTAGGGGCGTTGGTGAGGGTGGTGACGGTTGCCAGCGTGCCGCTTGGCGCGAGGCGGCTTGAAACGGTGGTGTCGAGGTTTGCGAGCTTGGTGCTGTTGCTGTCCATCTCCTGCCGAATTTGAACGGCAGTCGGGCCGCTGGATGTGGTGAGCGTGCGCGTGGCCGCGCCCCACACGGCCTCTGGCGTCAGGACTGCCGTGCCGGTGGTTGCATCGACTGGCACGCCCAGCGCCACCGACCCTGCGGCTGGGACTGCACATGTGCCGGTGAGATTGCCATCAGCATAGACGGTGCCGCTGCGGACATCGGCGGGGGCGGCTTGCGTCAAGCCGTTGTCGGCGGTAAACATGTCCGCATAGGTGCTGGTTCCATTGAGGGCGTAGCGGGTTTTGGCCATTGTTGGCGTGGTATTCAGTATCATTTTTATGGCTGCCACTGCCATTGTCCCATCAGCCGCACAAATGAATGATCCAGAGGCTCGAACGAGGCTTGAGGTGTTGGTTGATCGGACTGCATTGCCGCCTCCATTTGAGGCGGTCATGGTTCCAACAATGGTAACTTGACCAACGCCATTATTATTTACTGCTGATACGCCGTTTGATGTGCAATACCCATTGAGTGTCGTGTTCCCGCCAGCGTCTTGGTAAATTGCAACAGAGCTTGCACTGCTAATTACTCCTCCGTTTATTATTAACGATCCGCCGACTTGGTTGCGAAATGTTCCACCACCCGAGCCTGTTGCTTCGGTAAATCCTGTGAAATTTAATGTTCCAGAGCTGGTGTTTACAACAGAGTAAGAAAAACTAGGGTTTCCAGTAATATTCCCAACAAAAGACGCTGAATTTGTGCCGGATAGAGTGAGAAAATTTGCTCCTACCGTCGTAAGCGAGGCCGTGGTGGCTGTCAATGTGACGCCGTTGGCGAGCACGAATCCCCCTCCTGCGGCGGCTGTAGTTGTCGCGCCGTCTTTCCACACTCGCGAAGTCGCTGATGTGTTCGTGATAGAAATTACAGTTGGCGAATTATCAACAGTGATTGTAAACCCATTGGTGTAAACATCGTCGGACGAATTGGGCGCATAGAGAACGCCGCCAGTAGCCCAAGGCGATGTGGTTGTATTAGTGTCTGACCAGTTGCCAGCTCGGAATGCGCGAACATTTGCCATGGCTTAGAGTCCTTTCGCGGTGATGTAGGTTTGGAGCGCGGTTTGGATCGCGCCGACGGCTTGCTGGGTTGCCTCGTCTGCACCTGTGAGTGAACCAAGCGCGATGCCGATGGCGGCTTCGTCAGCGGTGATGACCTCGCCGTTTTCGATGGCCGTCGGAACGAGGCGCATGGCGACCTGCGCGTCTGAAGAGTTATCGCCCAGATACCGGCCCGTTATGGCCAAGTTGAGCGAGTATTTCGGGTATTGTTTGCCGTCGATTTCGATGGGGTTGGTAGCGTTCATGGTGTTTGGATTTTTGGGTTAAGAAAATTGGAGATTGGTTTTGTTCGACCACGCGCCGGTGGCCGATTGCTCCGAGAGAACATCCCCGGCGCTGTTGGTGGTAATTTTGTAAATTGTCCAGGCGATGGAGTCCTCGGCGGGGCCTGAGGCGGGGTAGTCTGCCCAGGCGAGGCGGCCGAGGTAGAGGTGGTCGCCGTCTACGGCGTGGAGGAGCTGGTAGTCGGAGGGGTCGCGGGGGCGGGCGAGGCGGAAAACTTCGTTGGTGTGGTCTTTGCTGTAGAGGCGGCGGTCGGCGAGGTTGAGGGCGAGGGAGCCCTGGGCCACTTGCGCGGCGGTGGGCACTCGGCCTGGAACCGTGGTGCGAAGGAGCTTGAGGACCGTGGCCATTTGGGAAGTTTTGAGTTTTAAGGATTAAGTTTTAAGAAAGGGGCCCCGTGGAGCGATGGCGCGGGATGAACCGCGCCACCGCTGTGGGGAGGGAGGGAGCTTAGAAGCTGCCGCCGTCGATTTCTGCCTCGAGCGCGGAAACGCGGGTCGAGATGGAGCTCTCGGCTGCTGTGGCGCGGCTGATCTCGCTGTTCAGCGAGCTGGTCACTGCGGACACTGCTGCGGCACGATCCGTGATCTCAGTTGCGAGATTTGCGGCGACGACGCCTTCGGCTGCTGTGGCACGGGCGATCTCTGAGGAGAGATTGTTGGTGAGGGTCGTGTCGGCTGCTGCGCGTGTCGTCAGCTCTGTCGCGAGATTCGCGGCGATGACGCCTTCGGCTGCGGTGGCGCGGTTGACTTCTGCTGTCAGGGCGCTGGAAGCGCTGGCTGCGAGGGAGCTGATGGCACCGTTGAGGGTGCTGTCTGCCGATTGGAAGGCCGAGACAACCTCTGTGAGGGAGTCGAGGGCTGCACCGTCCACATTGCTGAGGACATTGTCGATGCGAGTGCCGAGAGCGAGCTCTGCGGCGACTGCACGGGAATTCTCCGAGGAGATTGCCGATGTGCGGTTGCTGGTCTCTGTAGCGAGGGCTGCTGCGGTCGCGTAGTGGCTTCCGCCTACTGGCACGACTGCGGAGCCGTCGCCGATGTAGAGGATTCCGTCAACTTTGTTGTAGGCTTGCTCACCTGAGAGGAGACTTGCAGGAGCTCCGGCTGCACCGGTCAACCGGCGTTTGATGCGAATGTTTGAGGGCATGTTATTGGATGCTTTCTATGGGGGGTTGTTACTGCGGGGTTACTCCTAAAACTCACCGCCGTCCGAATCGGCGACGATGGGTATGTAGGAAAGTGTGGGCGGATCCCAACGGTGGGGAATGTTGGTATCTGCGGGAAAATAGATGCGGGCTACGACGCCTGTGGCGGGGAAGTCGCCCACAGAGTCGAACCTCTGCACATCGTCGAAATCGTCCGGGATCATCGTGCCGGAGATTTGGCCCGAGGAGTCGAGCTGCGCCACCTGGGCGGTGGTCGAGATCATGTTTCCCGTGAGGGGATCGAACGAAACTTGCGACATGGTTACGCGAATGGGGGATACTGAACGAAGGAAGTTTTGAGCTGGGCGTTGTCAGTCGCGGGAACGCCACCGAAATAGGTCATGCGGATGCGGGCGACTGCGGTTCCGGCGAAGGAGTATTCGGTGTAATCGGTGTTGTTCGTGGCACCGACTTTGAAGACTTCAAACTTGTCGTAGAGAGGAACTGGAAATCCGGTGGTGACTCGCAG